GTAGTGCGTGCGTTTGTGCGCACAATTTAGACCCACCCTGCGTTCATGCCGTATGGGGGTCACGGTTGCCTTTCCTGCTGTTGCAGGATCGGTGCGCTGGCAGTAGGGGTGAGTCGGGTACTCCTGCAAAAAGGTGATCTGCTGTCAGTGGGTCTGTTTCTGTTGGTGGCTGACCACACAGGTAGCAGTGTGTGGCTGTTTTCAACATTTTTTTCCTGCGTGTCTGGTAGTCACCTGAATAGTGTTTTCGTTTTGGTTTCGGATGGGCGAGATACCACCTGTGTTGGCATGGTTGGCAGCGTGTGTTGGTTGTTGGTGTTCCGCAGTCGGTGCAGGGTTTCGGGATTTGTTTCATGTGAAAAGTGTTGGTTGGTCTGGTGGTGTTTGTGCGTGTTCGCATCTTGCGTGGATGATCGGGTAGTAGTCCTCAGTTAGTTCTATTCCGATGCAGTGAAAGCCTTCTTGGATTGCTGCAACAAGTGTTGTGCCTGATCCTGCGAATGGATCTAAGACTGTTCCGTTTGGTGGTGTGATCAATCTGATCAGGTAACGCATCAGTGCAAGTGGTTTCACGGTTGGATGAAAGTTCTGTTTTCGGCTATCTCTTGGATTGCCTGAGCCAGTAAGCATGGTGTCTTTCGCACCACCTAATTTGTTTTCATCTGTGTAATTTCTCAACGGAAATGTTTCTATGTCTAGTCCTGTGTTGCGTTCTGCTTTGGATGCTTTCGCACAATAAAAAAAACGTGCAGCAGAACCAGAATCATCATGCCCGAATCTCTCGCGGTCAGCATTCGCTTCAGTCCACGACATTGGATTTGCGTTTGTGCCTGATTTCCCCCCTGATTTGCTGATGCTGTTTGGGAAGAGTGCTAGCACTTCTTCTGATCCGTCATGAATAAAGTTCGCAGGAAACCTACCTGCGCTGTTATCGGGTCGCGCTATTTCAGTTCTTCCAGCATCATGAACATCGGGTGCAGCGCCAGCAAACTTGTTGCTTGTAACTTTCCCTTGTGGCGTCGCAGATTCTTTGTCTGCTTCAGATATGAAACCAACCCTGCAGCCGTCAATGTTGAGTGCGCCTGTGCCATGTTGCAACACATTCGCAGCAACAGTCCCAACCAAAGGTTTGCGTGCCAACACAATCGGTTCATGTGCAGGTTTCAACGCTGTTCCCCAACCTGACCACTGTTGCGCTTCAGAAGTAGCAGGTGCAGTGATGTCCACGCAGATTGATTTGCTTGCGCCGATTGTGTGTCTTTGTCCTTCTTCTTTGTTTGCGATTCCTGATGTTTTCGTTCCGATCACTTCGCGTTCTGCTTCGGGAAGAAAGAACTGATCCCATTCATTACCTATGGGGAGAATCTGTTTCAAAAGTTGATATTGGTTTTGTGTTGGAAGCAGCGGTTGAGATGTGGTGCTGATGAAATGTGACCAGAAGTTTGATTTGCTTCCTCCCGAAATATGATCGTTGATCATTTTGGTTGTGATGTTCTGCGGTTTGATTGTTTTCAAATAGTTTGCAAAATCTGTTTGCCAAGCCATAGTGCCACCACGCTTGTCTATTGCTTTTGACACATCCAACGATTTCGGAAACCCTGAACCATAAACCCACATAATCTGATCGCGTATTTCAAACCCTGCATCCTCAATCGCGACAACCATGCGGTGATAAGTGCGTGAACCAGAAAACGCCAACATATGTCCACCATGTTTCAACACACGCAAACATTCACGCCAAAGTTCCGTGTTGTAGGCGATACCTGACGCATCCCAACTTTTACCCATAAAACCAAGTTCATACGGAGGATCAGTAACGATTGCATCAACACTGCAATCAGGCAATGTTGGTAGTAGTTCAAGGTTGTTGCCTTCTAAAAGTGTGTAGGTCATGTGTGTTCCTTTCGTTGTGTAGATTTGTTGCGCACTGCTTTTCCTCCTGCAGTGCAGGGATTGGCTGCACTAGTCGGGTTCTTCCTCCTTTCTACCTGACTGGTGCGCCATCCCGATTTGCCAGAGGTGGGACTATTCCTCTGGCTGCGTGATCACTGTGGGCGCAATGATCATGCGTCTTTGAATCCCCATGCTTTCCAGCGTGATCCTTGAAACAGTTTGAGTGCGAAGCGCAGATTGTTTGAAGGTTCGCTGATTGCGTCAGGGAACGGTTGTTGAAAGATTTGTTCCACGAATGCTTGATGCACTTTTTTGTTGATCTGCATCAGTCCCCAATCGGCGTGGTTCCATTGTGGATGTGCGTGCTGTGTTGATGTTTCACCAATCACATTCATGCAGCGTGATTCACGCCACATGACACGATCAAGCATTTCTAAATCTTGTTCCTGCCAACCAACCATGCGTGCCAGTCCCCACCATTGTGGACAGTTCGCATCTGCAGGTGCAGAGAACACAGCAAGATCAAGTGTGGTTGTGGTTGTTGTTTGCACAATGCTGGTGGTTGGTGCTGGTGCATCAACTTGCGGTGCTGATGCTTCAGCGATCACTGCGGTGCTGATTGTTGCGCTGGCGATGATTGCCAGCAGGAACTTCACCTGCTGTTCCTTTGGTCGGTGGATAGGTATGCGACAGGGATCAGAAGTGATCCTTGTGGCAGTTCAAACAGTGTTTCTAGTTTCACTAGGTTTCGCATGTCTGGTGTCTGCTTTCCTGCTTCCCAACTGCTAACGCATGGTTGAGTCACATTCAGTTCATCGGCAAGATCAAGTTGTGACAATCCTAGCCTGTTGCGGTTGTCTTTGATTTGTTCATTCCAGTTCATTGTGTTTTCCTTTCGTTCAATGCTTCAAGTTTTGTTTCCAACAAGATGATGCGCACACAAAGATCAAAGAACATTCTGTGTGTTGGAATCATCGCTGCTTCAAATGGGACATCATCAATCGTTCCGTAATCGTTGAACAGTTGATCCATGTAGTTGATTACTTCCTCAACAGTGTTCGGTGCTTGTGTCATTGCGCTGTCCAATACTTGTGTTGCCAGATTGATAACGGATGGAAACCAAGTTTTGTTGCGACACGATCAGCGACAGTGAGTGACATTCCTTCGTTTCGGTATCTGCGCACTGATTGTCTGTTGATTCCGATCACTTCCGCAATGTGATCATCTGATGCTTCATCTTCAAACAGGTTTTCTATTTCTGTGAACGACAAGCGCAGATGTTTTGTTTGTTTGCGTTGCTGTTGGTTCATGCGGATGCGTTCGTTGTGGCTGGCTTTGCAAGGGTCACATTTGCAGCCACGCCGATATCCTGATTCTGTTCCGTGTGGGATTGGTTTCATTGTTCCTCCTAGTAGGCGATTCGTGTGCGCAATGTTGCAATCTCGCTTTGGAGTTCGCGCAGCACTGTCACTGTTTCTTCTAACTGTGTGCGCATCGCTTCGTTCTGCAACTTGAGCCGATGGTTGTGCAACATGATCACAGCCACTTGTCTCATCACATCTTCTTCGCTCATTGGTGTTCCTTTCGTGTTGTGTGACCTAACTGCATCAACGCAGCCATCCCTAATCCCCAAATGCCAAGCATCACTATCTGACCTAGAGTGCGCCAACCTTCAGATGAATCTGGTGCAACCAGAATGATGCACAACGGTTGCAGGACACAGATCAGAATCAGCCAGCGTTGGTTTCTCATATCAGCACCCCTGCAATCATCAGTGACAGTCCGATCAGTGCGGAAGCGTTTGGATGTTGGTTGGATTCGTTGGTGGCTGAGAACAGGATTGCTGCACCAAACAGTTCAATCCACATCAGTGCTATCAGTGACAACATTTTGATCCTCCTTCTTTCCGAATGCACCATTGGGCATGTTGCGCCTTTCGGTGCGTCTGCGGTGCAGTTCTTTGCTGGTCAGTGTTTGCTGTTCTTGTTTTCTGCGTGCGTTCTTGGCACGAAACCAAGCAACAGATTCTTCGGTGTTCATTTCTTCTCCTTCATTGGTTGTGGTTCTTTTCTGCCTTTCAGGTTGGCGCGACAATCGCAGCAGGGTGGATGTGTGACACGCACGAACAGTGTCACTGTTGCTTTGCATCGTTCACACACCCACACCTGTTTCATCAGTCATCAATCCTGCGTGCGATGAACAAGGCGACTGTTGCCAGCGCAATCTGGTCTGGTGATCCTCTGCGTGCTTGTGCTTCCCATCGTGGCGCATACACACCATGATCAGAACACACAGATGCTGCTTCACCCACTGACAAGTATTCAGGCATTTTGCGATCCACCATCTGCACGAAGATTTGGATCGCTGTGGCTTGCACTTTGTTCATTCCTGTTGCGCGTTTCATCACTTCACCTTCCTGTTGAATGTGATTGTGCCGATGGTGACAACTGTTGGTGCGAACTCTGGATTGTTTGCGAACCAATCCGCTTTGTGTTCCATCCACATGTCATGCGCGTTGTATTCGTAGCGTGCATCAAACAGTTGTTTGCTTCCGCATGCTTTGCAGTGAAACAGAACTGTGTTGCTGCCAATGGTTTCATATCGTGAATCATCTGCACAGTTGATGTGTGGTGCGTGCCTATCCATGTTGTGTTCCTCCTTCACTTTGCTTCTGGAACGAAATCAACGATCATGTGTGTTTCACAAAGATCAATCCAGTTGCGCTTTCCTTTTCCGCGAAACCGAACAAAGTGTTCACCGACAACAAATGTGCCATATGAACTCTGAGTGCCGATCCGATCAATCACAACGCCATTCTGAACAAAAATGCTTTTGCGCTTGTAGTCCAGTCTGCCTTTGATCATGGTGTCTGTGGTGATTGTGTTCATGGCTTGTTCCTCCTTGTTTGCCATACAAGAAGCATAAACCAAACTGATACCCTCAATCAAGTATCTTCTGAAACCCTTGCAAATAAAGGCTTTGCTGGCGTTCGGTCATGCCAGCCAACTTGGATTGCACCAATTCCGAATCCAATTCCAAACCAATCTTCCAATCCACCAGCCCATCTTCAAAGCATTTGAAATCAGGATCACGCACCTGCTCAACCTTCTGCGGTTCTGGCTTCGGCATTCGCAGTTTCAATGCATCAAACTTCGTGCGCAGTTTCGCTGGCGAAAGAATGTTGCTGCACCAGAAAGAATCCTGCTGACACCACAGGATCACTGCTTCAACTTCTTCTGCACTGTGACCATCAATGCGCATGATCTTGTCCATGTCTGCAATCCATCTGCTGCTGATGTTCGGTGCTTTGCATCCGTTCGCAATCATTTTCTGTGCTAATAGTTCACACAACTTGTGCGCATCTTCAGATGTCGCACTAATAGTCTCTTCTCTACTCTTCTCTACTCTGGATATCGTTTGGGAATGCTCTACCATTCCCACTTGCGATCCCATTTGGGATGAGTGGGATGAACACCATATGCAATCAGGGTTTGATTTCTTCTTATGCCAACGCAAATGATTCGCATGTTTCGCTTTCTCACTGGTGTTCACCGATTGCCATTCCTCAAACTTCGGAATCAACCAACCACCATCAACAGCACACCACAGTTCCACCGCAACTAACGCTTCCGCCAGATTGGGAAGGTTCTGCAACCCGAAACCGATACGCGCCAACAGCACATCAGGGATGAAACCTGTGTTCTGTTTCTTGCACCAGCAGATTGATCGCACAAACAGCAGTTCTGCTTCTACACCAACACGAATGATTTTGGGATCTTCGGCATAGTCCACACTGATCTTCGCCCATAGTCCTGACATTGTTCCTCCTCTTTCAGTTTCTTCACTCTAAATGTGCAGCCACAAACGCAGTCACATCACGCAACCTGATGATCACTAAACCATCTTTCATTCCGTCAGGCATTGCCACCATCGCAAATGGTCTGTTGTCACCTATGGCACGCGCTGCTTCAGATTGTTCTTCAGCGTTCTTGAACCGTGTCCAAATCGGGTTCACTTGCGCACCTGCTTTCACTTCAACACGCAGATTCCCACCCCACACTTCCTCATGGCGTGAGTTCACACCAGCGATCCCCAAAGCCTTGCGTGCCTGTCTCGCTTTGCTGTCTCCTTTGGCGCGGTTGCGTTTCCCTGTGCAGCGTGGACAGGTACACATTCTGATGTGACCTAGCGGTTTCTTTTTGGGTGTACCAAATAGACCGCATCCGCAAACACAGTCTGCTTTTCTTGCACCTAGAAGTTCAGTCATCTTATTTCCTTTTCGGGAATCCAAGTGTGGCATACCCTCCTAAACAATCTGCACCTGCAACCTGTCGGAAATGTTTGAACCATGCGTTGCGCTGTTCTTGATTCATGTCTTTCCACACAGTGAACTGTTTCCCAATTTCGGGATCAGAACCAATCGCCATCAGTCATCCTCTGGTTCATCGTTTTCTTCATGCCACAGCGCATGTTCCGAATCCCATTCACAACTTCTGCAAGGTTCAGTCGCACCACTGCAACGACAGTACCTGTGCGGATTTTGATCACAACACTTCATCACCAAATCCTTTCCAACCAGATTGCAAAGAACCAGAACCCGATGCTGAACCCATAAAGCGCAAACAACACCACACTGATTCTCCAATAGCCTTCACTATTTTTCAGAATCTTCTTCATCTTTCCACCATTGATATCGCAAAGTGATCCACAAGTTGATCAAACCGATACACCATCCGATTGCATAACGCCACATCAGATTGCGTTCCATCTGCGAAGTTTCAAATCCCATCTTTCTGCTGGTGTGAGTCCACCAAACAGACCATGATTTGACATATCAAACTGCAGTTCGTTTTCTAAACATTCTTCACGCACTTCACATTTGGCGCAGATTTGTTTTCCTGCTTCATAATCGTTGCGTTCAGGGAAGAACATTGTGGTTGGTAATCCTTTGCACGCTGCACGATCTACCCATTTCACTGCCATGTTTCCTTGTCTGTAATGATCACAAATGCAGTCAATGCCACCAGCGCAACGATTGGCAGGAGGATGATTGCTGTTAGACATGCGAGAAGTTTAGTGAACATCACGCTTCACCTTTCTGAATCATTTCTTTGCACATTTCGCAGGGATCAACACGCGAACATGGTTCAAAGTTTTCTGTGCCTTTCAGAAACTCAATCTGTGCGCGTAAGTGTTCAATCTCATCAGCGGCACGACCTTCAAGACCATTCCACTCATCTATGTGGTCTGGTGTCCATCTGGCGATGTCGTCATACATGGCTTGTGCGTTACGCAGTTCATCAACAATGTCTAAAGGTTTTGCGATGTGTTGCATTAGTCGGGTCACAATGTCATCTTGTGTTGCGCGTTGCACAGCGTTGCGCATCTCCTCAAAATCTGCCATCACTCTGCAGACCACCTGCACGATTTGCCAGCATCATCAGCAACAACAGTGCGCCACTTCACTTCAACACCATCTTTGTTCGTGTAAGTGTCCTCATTGATGCGACCAAGCACAATCACCCGATCACCTTTCTGCAACACTGCAGACAAGTTTTCTGCTAACTGTCCCCACGCAACAACATTGTGCCAAGTGGTGACCTTCTCTTCTTTCACAGTGCGTGATGTTGCCAAACCAACTTCCAATTTGGCGTGACCACTGTTCGTGAATGTCAGTTTCGGTTCGGCAATGTTGCCAATCAGTGTGATGTTATTCATTGATTTTCCTTCCAATAGGTTTCCAGTGCTTGCACCAGATCATTTGTGTTCGCGTTCCTGTTCAGGAATTGTGCGACTGTTTCCGCTAACTGATCCGCATGGTTCAATCGGCGTGATGTTTTTGTTTGCACAGGCTCAACCCAATACTCATCAGGCATCAGCCAGCGCGCATTGTCGGCATGTGTGTACGGATGGCAACGATCCCTGCGTGATTTGAGCATCACAATGTGACCGTGTTTGTGCAGGATACTGAGCAACCCTGAAATCTGTCCGTGATGCAGTTCCAGTTTCGTTGCCAGTTCGCGCCATGTGTGATCCTGTTCGCGTAACAGTTCCAACACTTGCTGCTTCCGTAGGTTGAATGTGCCATCTGTGCTTTCGCGTTGTGCGCGTTCTCTGCTTGTGTCGCGTGGAACATGCGCAAGGTACGCATCCATTTCTATTTGTTGCATCTGATTCCTCCTGATCAAAATGGTGGTTCTTCTTCGGTTTCTTGTTTCAGTCCTGCAAGTGCGTTTCGTGCTTCTTCGGCTGTGAGATCGTTCAAGGTTGCAAGTTGTCTGCCGATGATGCCAGCAACAATCTTCACTGGATCACCTTGTTTTCCTGCTTCCCTTTCCAACAGTTTCACCAATCCTGCACCTGCTTTCCCTGCAGGGTGTTGCACAACATTATTCACCACAGATGTTGGTTGTTGGCGGATGGTGCGTGGTGCGCTGGCTGGTGTGTCTGCTTTTGACCACAGGTTGATTGCGATTCCGAAACGCATCGCAGCGTTCCTCAATGCGTCACCGATCAGTTCTTTCGCTGCGTCATCCTTGTCGGCTTTGCATGAACCAACACCAATGATCGTTTTGCCTAGCACTGTTAGTTCAATCCACATGGTTGCGATACCGCCTGTGATGTTGATCACTGGCGCACCATCACGCACTTCAAGCGGTTTCCAATTCCATTCGGGATCAATCGCAATCAGAATCTTGGTCAGGTCTGCATGTCCAAGATAAGACAACCAAAGATCTTGCCAATTACCGTTTTTGTCTTTGAATCGTTTGTTCAGTTTGGACACCATCGCAGGATCAGGTGTCGCATACTTTTCAACTATTTCTTCCAGTTTCATTTGCTTCCTCCTGTTAGGCGCAGGATGCGTGTTGGCGCACCTGCGGTTTTGTAGTTTGCAACTATTTCGGGATAGTCGCGTTCAAGGCTTTTTGTGTCCAGCCTTGAAACTCCTTTGCGTGTTTTGAATGTGATCACAGGAACACCACCAAATGTTCCTGCTTCGTGTCCACCTAGCATGCGTGCAATCTTGTCGCGTGCTTTCTGTTCCTCTGTCTCTGCTAGTTCGCGCTGCTGTTTCCATGCTTGCCATTCATCAAGCAAAGCAACTTCGGATTGTGTGAGTTCCACTGCGCCATCTGGTGTGGGGAACAATCTTTTCACTTCTGATTCTGTTGGTTCGGCATCTGATGGCAGTTCGCCACAGTCAAACATTGCGCCAACCAAATCGGCACGCAACACAAGTTCAGCAATCTGTTCCTGATGGCTTGATCTGGTGAGAGTCCAAGAACCTAAACGCATCTTGCGATCCAACACCACCACCAGCGCAGTGTGTGCATCAGGTACGCAAGCGAACTGTGCCATCACTTGCCAAAAGTATTCTTCAGGAAGTTCATCATCGCTGGAGTAGGCGACAGTGGTTTTTGCTTCCACGATTGTTGCACCATCTTCGGTGAGTCCATCCAATGTTGCGATGAATCTTCCGTTCGCATACATGACATCTGGTGTGGTCACTGGTTGTTGCAGTATCTGTTCTGCGTAGGTGATCAATGCTGGTTCAAGAATGTTGCCACGCATCATCGCTGCGTTCGGTTCGTTCACTTCTGGTGGTGACCATTTGCGCAGTGCTAGTGATGTGATCGTTTCGTATTTGCTGACACCTGCAAGAATTGGTGCTTCGCTTGCGCCGAATCTGACGCGATCTTGTTCATCGCGGTGGCGTATCTGATGCCATTCCAGTGATCCATGTGGCGGTTTAGGTATCTGCATTTTTCCTCCTGTTGTGGGGTCTGGTTTCACGGTAGTGAATGGGTGCTTCAGAGTTCATATCAGCGTGCGTTATATGGGGACACATCGGGAAACCCTTATAGAATAAGGCTCAAAATTGGTTGTTGTGCTGGCGCATTCTGTGTGTATAAGATGTCCTTATGAACAACGGAGGAACAATGAACACAGGACAGCGAATCAATTTCGTGCTTGATCTAAGCACACCAAAGACATTCACATATGTCGCAGTGAAGATGGCAACAGGAAACAAAGTGCATCTTCGCAAATCAGAATCAGCCACAACGATCTGCAATCTGTTCGGCGCAGAAACAGATCAGCGTGTGACCACAGACAAAATCGTGACATGCAAGCACTGCATCAAGAGCATGGTGTTCTTCCCTGAAGCAGTCGCACAAGGTTTCACAACGGAAGCAAAGTGAAAGGAACAGGAACAATGAAACTGGTACAAAGCAAAAGCAAAATCCGCAAAGACATGCAATACATCCGCCAGCAACTGGCATTCGCAGAACGCGCAATGCGCAACAGCGAAATTGATTGGGATGATCTCACGAACTTGTTTGCAGAGATGTCAGGTGTGTGCGGAAACTTTGAAGGGTTTTGCAATGACAACGCCACTGGCGAAATTGATTCGTACTACAAGTGAAAGGAACAGGAACAATTAACACAACAGAAGGAACAATGAACGAAATCTGGAATCCAGTCATCGCATCAACAGATGTGACAGCAGAAATCATTAAATCAGTTCACGAAATCACCGAAGGTTTCTATATGAACTGCAACTTTGATTGGGAAGATTTTTTGAACCGATTAGAAAAATGGAATCACATTGATCTTGGCGGTTCACTGCAATCACCAGCGATACGCAAAATCCAAAACGAAGCACGCAAATATAAAAAAGAACAACAATGAACACAACAGGAGGAACAGAAATGAAAACATTCACACAGGAAGATGCTGTGAAAGCAGCAGACACATATCGCAAGCGAGCAATCAGCGAACTTGAAGATCTGATTTCATCACTGACCAAATCACTTGCGATGATGGAGAATGGCACAACATTTGATCTGTACGACACACCAGAACTGCGCATGAAGCAAGTTCGCCAAGAAGTAGAACAAGCAAAGATGATGGCAAGGCTTGCAGAACACCTGAGCGATTGAACACACCTGCAAGAAGCGCACTGCCAGAAATGGTGGTGCGCTTTTTGCGTTCTCAGGCTGCGTGCTGGCGTGCCTTCTTGCTGTGCAACTCCTGCTGCAAACGCGCTTCCAACTGAATCAACCGTTCAGCATGCTCACCATGCACAACAACCCTGCGCAACATCCAAACCAAATCATGCAATTCATCCACGCTCAACATCATCAATCCTTCAACAAGTGGATTGGCAATCCTAGTTGTATAGGCACAACTTCTATCAGTTCGGTTTTGCTGGTCGCAACACTTTGATCGTGCGCACCATCTCCACAGGAATATGAAACAACGCAATACCTTCCTCTTCGCACAGCGACTGCCACAAAGTGACATGATCCTTCTTGCCTCCTTCATCGGCAGGAACAAGAAACCCTGCAGACTGCACCAGCATTTCATCCTGTGAATCAATGTCGGTGCTGATCCAACCATGATCACCTGTGTGCGCATCAGCCCAAACAATCAACACAATCGCGAGATCATCTGCGTTCACCATTTCTCAACCTTTCTATCTTGCACAAAGATTGGTGCAGTGAATGTTTTTCCGTGTTCTGGTGTCATCAACCACATTGCTTGTGCTGGTTCTTCAAAACCGAAGTTGCCAATCCAACAGTATTCATCAGCACCTTTCAACGATCCGTTCACAATGAACTGTGGCGCAAAGATCAATGTGTGCCAATGTCCCATCACCATCAGATCGTAAGGTTGATTCACTGCGTTCTGCCTTTGACGCTTCTTCGCATCCAGTCGCATAATCGGCATCATCGCCCCACCAATACCGTTGCCACCATTCGCTTGATCACCATGCGTGATCAACACCTTGTGACCGTATGAGTGCACCACCAAATCTGCACCATCACCCACATCAAATGTCACGCGCTTATCGTTGCGGAATTGGCGTGCCAACATCTGCCCAATGAACCAGTCAAAGTTGTCGCGTGCTCTCATCTTGGCGCGTGGTTTGCGTGTGCGCCTACCGTGATTGCCCACCACCACAGGCACATGCACTTTCCCGAAATGATCCGCAAGCATGCTCACACCAGCAGACAAATGATCAGCCCAATGCAACACACTGCCAAGCATCGTGTCCTCATTCGTTTCCGACAGTTCTTCGTGAATGTCACCAGAGAAAATGTCGCCAGCCAAAGGCATCACAATTCCGTCATAGGTCACACCAGACCAATAGTCGCGTGACACTTTCACAGCAGATTCAAACAGTTTCTTCATCCGCAGTTCAGCAATCCGCCTGTTGTATGCGTTGCTGCCCATCACTTCTGCAGGGTTCACAACTTCATCCAAATGCAAATCCGACAACAACAAGAATGGTGTTCCGCGATGCGTTTTTGCTTTCGCAGGTTGCGTCATCCATGTAGCAGGAGAAGATTTAGAAAGATGAGTTAGCAAACCAAGTTCACGCTGCATCCGTTGCATTGCTTCTTCCGCGATCTTCGCACGCTCACGCGCATCAGCAACTTCGCGTTTCGCATCATCCATCTTGCGTTGCAGTTGAATCCGTTCAAGGCTTTCTAATTCTTCACGCATGCTCACAAGTGCATTCCTTCCTGCGATGGCGTGTCACAGAATGATCTTTGATAGTGAAACCATGTGACTGCAACAAGCGCGCCAAAGCAGAAGAAGGCACAGCAGGATCATTCAACAGTTCTTCAATTTCTTCACGCAGTTTCCCTGCAGAATCCAACATGACACGCACAGCGCAATCACCACCAGATTTCCGCAGATGCGATTTCAATTCATCGCGCAGGTTCATTGATCCTCCTACTGGTCAAGATGCCATTCAATGTGCTTCTTGATGTCGGCTTTTGCTTCTCGCACATCCTCTTTGATTTCTTTCAACACCTGCATGCTATTCGCGTGTTGTTCTGTGTTCCTTTTGTCCAACCGACTCAACAACCACATCAAAGGGGAACCGATCAACGCCACGATGATTGGCACATAGATTTCATTCATATCCTGCAAGGCTTTCTGGACATGCGCAGAACCATCGGTGCAAGTATAGAACCCACTATTGCTGTGAGTCTTGTGGTGCAAGGCTTCCAGCCACAATGCCACCATTCCGCCTGTATTGCGTTCTAAGCCACGCAAAGCCGTTTCGGGTAGTTAGATACCCCCAAATCAACCTGAAGCCCTACAGCCGATTAGATAGGTTTATCTATCCGCAGGTACAGAGGAACACGCCAACGCCACGAAGTGTTAGTGATCTCAATGTGCAACCAGCGCGAACTAGGACTGCACATCCCATAACTGTTCGGTGTCTGCGGTTTCCAATACGCGACACCATCCTTGCGTTTGCTGATCCAGATTCTGCACCCTTCATAATCGGCAACCATCTGCACACCAAGTTCCTTGCTGTTCTCAATCAGAAACTTGATCGCTGCTTCTTTCTGCTCAGGTGTGTCGTACGCCCAATCCAACGCTGCACCAAAAGAATGTGTGGAAGGAAGCGTGCCACCCTTGATCGGTCTGCGGTTGTATGTTCCCCAATTCGCACCACCAATGTGCTTCACCAAATAATCCTTGATCAGTTCAAGGTTCGGTGAAGTTTTGCGGAACAACAAATAGTCCCATTTGGATGCGTTTTGCCAGTAGTAAAAATTGGTGGTGTTCACAGTCATTGTGCGCCTCTTCCAAATGCAGAATCTTCTTCATCCAACCAACGAATCACAGGTGCAATCACAGACACAGCCAAAGCAACCAGCACATCTTTCATGCTCATCCCTGTTGAACTGATCACCATCAACAAACAAACCAGAACAGAACGCGACCACGATTTCAGAAACTCTTTGTTCATGCTTGTTCTCCTAACGCTGCTTGCAGTTCTTCCAATGTTGGTTTCGGTGCATCATTCAACCACAGCATGTTGTCAATGTCTGTGCCAAGCAGTGACCAGCCACCATCAAAACCTAATGCAAACAATGCTTCAATGATCTGTTCGTGTGTCATGCTGAAATCTCAAATACTGTGATGGATGAATCTGATGCTGAAAGTAACTGTGCGCCAACACTAGCCAAGTTCGCAGATGATCTTCCGCGTACTTTATATGTGCGCAAAGCAGTTGTTGCAGGACTGTCCAAATAGACAAGAGTGACAGAACCAACATTTGTTAGCACGCTTCCAGTGTTGAAGTTCGCTGTCGCTGTATAGATCGTTGTTGTTCCCCTCCGTATTTCCAAATCAAAAGCAGTGTTGTTGGTTTGTTTGAACGCCCCATTGATGTTTGCAACCACCAGTACCTTTGATGAAGTTGCTTGTGGTGTGATGTCCACAGTTACACCAACATCTGTGTATGTGTTGGTTGAGTTTGAATAGGCGGTTGAATAAGTGCCAGTCACCACCTGCAAAATACGGAACGCACCACGCACATCATTCATCTGTGCAGCAGTCAGAACCTGACCAACAGTGAAAGATGAAGGGAGGTTAGTAGGTGTTGCCATAGTCAGAATCCTAACTGATTAGTGTCAAGAAGCCCATATACAGCATCATCCAACAACAGCACATTGTTCAATTCATCGCTTGAGAAATAAAAAGTGATGCGTGTGTTTTCAGGATCGGCATCAACATCAAAGCCTTCAATGATTGTGTTGTATGTACTGCCACGAAACTTCAACACCATTCTGCCTGATATTGGTGAACGGTATCTTGGTGTTGTTCCAAACACCTGAACATTCTGCAAACAAAGCAGAAACGCACTTTGCGATGATGCAGGTTGTGAAAGATAATCAAATGAAACTGCGTATGGCGTGATCGTTTGTTTTGTGAACAACGCATTCAAATACTGTGCATGATTCAAAGCCTGTGTTGTGTTGTAATCCAATGTTTCCTGATATAACACACGCTTGCCTGTTCCAGATGATTGCGTTGCAATACCTGCACCAGCAATGGTTGCTTTCGTGTAATAGTTCTCTGCTGCAGATTTGAATTGCAAATCGTTGTATTTGATTTGTCCTGCTGTCCAATCCGCAGGAACATCAGACAGTTCATAGATTGATCCATAACCATTGCCGATTGAGTTGCGGTTCAGTATGCGAAGCGCAGATTCACCAGAACCACCTTGATTATAAACTTCAGCCAATCTGCCTGATTCTGTGAACATCACTTCGTTCAACAAATCCAAAGCGTTTCCTGTATAGGTTTGCGCAGATGCGATTGATAAACCAGTGTCATTCTTTGCTTCCACATTGCATGCTGTTGCAATGTCAAAGGCGTAGTCACCTGTGTTCTTCTGCGCAAATACTTCAGCAGTAAAAGTATTTCTGCCAATATCGGCAAGCACACCTTCAACAGTGATTTGTGCATAGTCAAGATCAGATGTGATTCCGTACACAATTTGAACATCTGAAATCTTGCCAGCGAAACCAGACCAAATCTGATCACTGGAATATACGCGACATTCTCTGCCCATTGCAGGTTTTGGTGCAGTCCATGCAGAAGGATCGCGACACACGATGGTGCAAGTTCCTGCACCATACGGATCAACTGCCCATCTGCGACCTAACGAATACGAAACACTTTGAATCTCATTGATTGTGTATTGAGTACCTGATGCGACATAGTACGCAGACCAATTCGGTGCAGCCATCAGCCAGCACCCACAGTGCGAATCGGAATTGCACCATTCGCATTCTGATACTGGCGCAACGCACGCACCACAGCATTCGGATCATTACTGTTCACAACCACATTGAAATTGTTAGTCACAGTCTGATTCACAACATCCTGCTGTGTCGCAATCTGCGCACCATACGGATTCACAGCAGTCGCAAACTGTGTACCAAGTTCCATCCCTGCTTGCGCCACCTGACCAAACACACGATTGATCTGGCGTATCTGCTGAATGCCACCATCAACCAACGCTTGCGCAATCGCGGAACCATCAGTGAGATTCATTCCAAGAATCTGCTGCAACGCTGGCTGACCCAAACCTTGACGCTGCAAGGTTGCAAGGTTGCGTGCATAGTTCAAAATGTCTTTGCCTTGTTGAGTGAACGCACGCACCATTCCTCTGCTTCCACCAACTTCAAAAGCGTCACCAAGATCAAGCAACCCACTGATGCTCTTTGCGATGTCATCACGCAAACTGCGAAACGCTTCAGCAGCCTTGTCTGCACCTTCGCGCATTGCTTTCAAAAAACGCTCTGCAGCAGTTTCCTTCGGAACTGAAGAACCAACACCACCAAGACTGGATTTGAACTTGTCAGTTGCATCAGTTGCACCAGCAAGTTCCTTGATTGCAGGAATGCCAACCAGTGCAGCAAGTTCATTGTCAAGAATGCTTGTCGCATATGCAGCCTGTTCTGCGCTCAGCGCATATCCCTGAACAGCGTTTGCAGCGTTGCCGAACTTCCATGCTGTCAAGTCAAGTTCATAATTGACATCTTTCAATTTATCTACATCATCCACGAACGGCAGCAAATTGTATGCGCTGATCAACAAGTTGATTGCATCAACAACAGCATTGACTGCAATTTCTAATCCTTCTAGAAATAGATTCAAACCTGTTTCAATAACGCTCACCAACGCATTCCAGATTGTTTTGAGCATGTCGCGGAACGCTTGCGATTTCAAAATCAGATATGTGAACGCTGCGATGATCAAACCAACAATCACAGCGATCTGACCAATCACAGGAATGGAAGCAATCGCAGCAGACAAACCAACTGTTGCAATCGCAGCAGCAGTAGTCGCAACGCTATACACAATCCACGCAGTAGCAGCACCAGCAAGAATGCCTAACAAACCAGAAATGATTTCCGAAGCAGCACCACCATTCGTGGTGAAGTTCAAGAACGCACCAGCAGCAACCTGCAACGCACCAGCCAAACCACCTTCCTTGAACGCATCAATCACCCTCTGCACAAACGGAAGCACCGTGTTCAACATAAAGTTCGCAAACGCTTCCATCGCAGGAAGAAGCAAAGTGCCAATGTTCTCCGCAATGTTTTCAAACGCAACCTTGAAACGATCCGCAGAAGTAGCAGTGGCTTCAGCAGTACCACCAACCTGCGACTCCACTTCACCCAAAATGATTTTCTGTGCGCTCAACAAATCATTCGTTGCAACCAACGCTTTGATCTGATCCAACTGTGCTTGCGTGAAGTTGATACCAGAACGCCGAAGTGCAGTGACACCACGCACAGGATCAGACAACGCTTTGC